CCCAGCGTCACCATATACCGATCTGGTGTGGTGACAACCAGCCTACATTAGTCTGAAAGAGAGAGGGGAAGGCGAAATAGCAGACGAATGTAGGTATCGTCTGCGCCTAAACAATGGGATAGTTCCTTTTTATGATTTGTGGGTTATTTATTGTTTTTGTGGATTAACCATTTTTGTTTTGATTCCTGTGTGCTGCTGAACGGAAGCAATGCCACCACTAAATATCAGCAGTGTGCACAGAAGGAGAAAAGGGAGGAGGATGAATTTGTCAAAGAAGGCTTCATGGTATCTCAATTTCATGCAATCATCGGCAGTGCACGTACACCAATCGACTCTATTGTGGGTAACGCCCTTGGAAGGTACCTGGCGGCTAGTGAAGCACCGCCGCGTGCAATGCCCCCCAGACTGCGCAACACCCTTGGCCCATACGTCCGTAGTGCCTGCCCAGTGCTCACATCAGAGACGAACTCACCTAAACGGTGCATAAAGCTCTCATGCGGCGCTGCGGGAACTGGATGATTGACCAAGTCATGGTGACCCAACATGTCGGCACGGTGTGCAGCATTGTGGAGACCGGCATACTCTCCATTGCTAACCACGCGTGAGTGTGAGCAACTGCCGTACATGGCACTTGAGGGATCGAACCTACAGCCATCTTGCGAAAGTACTTGGAAAGAAAGTGTCTTGACCAGGCCATCAATCGGCCACACCAAGATCGTGCAAGAGGTGTTGTCAGTTATCTGGTCCGTATGATATAGAGCTGCCTCGAACATAGTGTTTGAGCCGTTATCAGTCGGGTCCCAGTAGCTGTAGGTCGCCCAATCACGTCCAACCTGTGTAACAGTTTGGAGCCTAGTGAGTGGGTTATTCATGATTGAAGCGTTGTTTATCACCTTCGTGTGTGGATTGGCTAAGACCTTAGCAGCCAAATTGTTAGTATCCACGAGAGCAATTCGTAAGAACGGATCTCCAAGATTGTCAGCATCAAATAAGAAGTCAGGCGTACTATGAGTGGTAAGTGCATAAAACTGCCCACCGACCGTAAGAACTGGAGAACAGTTCGTAGTGCGGAGACCCAACCTTTCCATAGAAATATGAGTAGGATTGAGTGTGGCAAGTTGGGGAGCCAAAATAGGAGAACCAACCAGCCCAGTAGCAGCAGTGTACTTGCCAGCAAAGCCTTTACAGTTTGTTCCAGTCCAACGGAGTACAACCATGTAACCCTCCGCTGCGCCAACTTGTAACGACCAAATGTGATTAGATTCGACAACCATGTAAGGTGAATGTGGTTGAGCTTTGACAACCGGGCCTTTGGTATGCCACGGATTAAGGTAGGTGTGAGCTGAAGGAACTAGAGCCCGATAGCGCTCCGGCCTGTAGGCCTGAGCCTGCCGACTAACCTGGTTAGACGGGCTTTTACCCTTTCGCGGTTTTGATCTTTGGCGATTGGGCTTTGTGTTCTTTTTACCACCAGGCGAATTTCTCTTGCCTGTAGTGGTTTGGATTCGGACATTTGTGGACATGAGCGGTAACAAGCCTTCTGAGGTTTCTGTAATCCGCATATTACGTCATCAGTATCTTTACATGTACACACACAATGGCCGAGACCAACGTTTCGAAACACACGCACACACGCACACACACAGAGTCTACACGTCAGCCTTCACAACCATATCTATGACGTGATGATCAAATAGACATGGTAAAGCTTTAACGGCCTCAAGGCACCTGCGAAAGTCGCGGTACTGGCCTGGATGGATCGCATAGACTCGCATTAGCGTCTCTTCACGCTGGCGTAATGTAGCGGTATACGTTTCTTCTCTCTCTGCAACGGGCGACTGCCAATCCTGGTATTTGTCGTAACCCTTTGGGGTTATCTTGATAGTGTGAAGGTGTTCATCTGCCTTCTCATTCAATTCTGATAGAATCGGGACAAATCCACATGTCTGTCTTTCAGAAATGATGATGCCACGCAACCAGGCTTGTGCATCAACGTCTTGATCATATTGAAGTTTCCAATGATGTTTGTAAATAGTCCGCCCAATGGTCTTGGCAAAAGCCCAACCGTACGGGCCGTTGCACAAATATGGTCTCTGTCCCAAGAAAACGATCGTTAAAGGATCATACTTCACCAACGGTTTGGCCTCCAACCCATAGTATGCCACCTTATCTGCGATATCTTTGGTGCTTAGAGTATCCGGTGCAACCGTGAGTGAGTCATCCCCTAGCACTATAATCCGGAATTGTTTGAGTAAGCCTGGGATCATGTTGCCAGGGATACGGTCGCAAGGTAGGCCAGCTATCAGCTCAGCAAACAACGTCACCTGTACACAGCCGTTGACCAACGCGTTCATTAGTGCGGTATCATCACGACCTGAGGCGTTCATCACTGGTGCCATATAATAGCCCCCAGATGAGGTAGTGCCCCTAGGATGTTCCCACATTTGCAAACAACGGAGGACGTCTCTATTGTGCATATTGAGACCCCAGCTGTGGTAAACACTTCGAAC